CGCCGATGCCGTTTCAATTGCGTGGGCCTTTTACCTGGCAAAGCGTTTGGATGAATTTGCGGAACCTGGTGATGTGGCCAGGTACGGCAAATTGTTTGAAACTGTCACCCGCGATTTGGGCCTATCCATTGCGGGCCGCTTAGGAAAACCCGATGAACCATCAAAAGAATTGAGTCCCCTAGATGTCATCCGCCAAAACAAAGTCCAGGACCAAACCCCTATTGGGAAACCCAAATCCAAGAGTCCGAACACCACCAGCACAGGCAAACGGAAACCGCCTGCCCGATCTGATAGCACTAAGCGAAGCACTAGGAACGCCCCTGTTGGAGTGGCAAAAAAACGCAGCGCAAGAAATCCTGAAAACAAATGATGGGCTGTTCATTCACAAAACATCGGTGGTGACCTGCGCCCGACAGAATGGCAAAACCCATTTGATGCGGATGTTGGTGCTGTGCCATTTGTTTCTTTGGGAATCCAAACTGATTGTGGCAACCGCGCAGGACCGCGCCATCGCCCGCGAAACCTTCAAGGCTGTGGCCGACATCATCCAAGAAACATCCTGGTTGCGGTCCGAATTAAAGGGAACAGTTAGATGGGCCAACGGGCAAGAAACCATTGAAACCAAAGATGGTTCAAGGTTCATCATCGTTGCACCCAATTCAGGTGCGCGCGGCCTATCCGCAGATTTTGTGATCATTGATGAATTGCGGGAACATAAGAATGAGGAATCATTTAGCGCGTTGGCGTACACCACAATGGCCAGGCCCAATGCCACCATGCTGTGCATTTCTAATGCAGGCGATGCCAGCAGCGTGGTCCTAAACAGATTCAAAGATACGGCCCGCCGAATGATTAACGCCAAAGAATCGGGCCCATTGCTATGGCTTGAATGGTCAGCGAAGGAAGGCAAAATTGATGACCCAAAGGCATGGGCGGATGCCAATCCAGCGATGGGTTTGACTATCACACCCGATGCTATCCGCGCCCGCCTGCGCGACAATGTGAATGTATTTCGCACCGAAGTGCTATCGCAATGGGTCACCAACATCACCAGCCCATTTCCCGAAGGATTGTGGGATTCCTGCCTGGATGAAACTTTGGAAATCTTGCCAGGCAAACCAACCTGGTTGGCTTTGGACATCAACCAAATGCGCACCCATTGTGTGCTAGTTGCAGCACAGCAACAGGGCAATTCAATCGCTGTGGGCTTAGTCCAGGAATGGAAATCTGAACGCGTAATGGATGGCATGATCGTGGCACAGGACATTGCAAACTTTGCCAAAAAATACAATGCCCGAAGTGTGACCATGATGCGTGATGGTGGAATGTATTTCCAGCCACTATTGGCACAGCAACGGATCATCACAATGGTCATGAACTTTGTGGAATACGCCCAATCCTGTGATGAACTATTAGGCGCAATGGCAGGTGGCCGTTTGAAACACAAAGGCCAAGCAACCTTAAATGAACACATCCACAATGCCGCGAAATACCCGACAGGTGAAACAGGTTGGCGGATTGGCCGCAAGGATGGCGAATCGGAAGTGATGGCGGCTGTGGCTTTGGCGATGGTTATTCATCACGCGACACCACGCGCACCATTGGCGCGTATCGCTTACGGATAGAAAAAACCCACCAGGCGGAACGGGGGCAACGCCTGGTGGGCGATTGAGAGATGACGGAATCTCTATCCCGAATCATAGACCTAAACACCCACCTGGCACAATAGGCAACGCTTGCCTGTTGATGCAGGGGAAGGCTCAACAGGCAAGCACCAGCGACACGCCGACAATCCAACAATTCCAACAATTAGGATTTGTGTGTGGTACAGGTGTGACACAATACGCACATGGGATTGTTTGATTCATTTCGCGTATCCGCAACGCTTGCCGCAATGGAAGCGGATTTGAAGGCATCCATCAAACCTTTTGTGTATCCAACGATGGGCAACTATTTCACCAATGTTGATACCTATGTGGTGACACGCAATGAAGCGATGGGCGTTCCAACAGTAGCCCGCGCCCGCAATGCAATCGTAAATGTTTTAGCACCAATGCCATTGGAACTGTGGTCATCAAATGGTGTGCGTTTAGCAGCACCAGCCTGGTGCGTTCAACCTGACCCATCATGCGCGCGTACCACCACAATGGCATGGACCATTGATGATTTGATTTTTTACGGCATGGCCTTTTGGCAGGTCATTGAAATTTATTCCACAGATTCCAGGCCAGCACGATTCCAACGCATAGACCCAACACGCGTTTCATGGGAAACAAACCAAAGTGGCACAAAGGTCATTCAATGGAGTGTTGATGGAAACCCTGTTCCAAAATCGGGTTTGAATTCACTCATCCAATTTGCAGGCAACGATGAAGGTGTGTTGCAGCGTGGTGGCATAACCATTCGCACAGCAGCCGCATTGGAACGCGCAGCCCTAACCTATGCATCCGATCCAATGCCGCAAGGTGTTTTGAAAAACACAGGCTTTGATTTAGAGGAATCACAAATCCAGGAACTATTGTCAAATTGGCGGCAATCACGCCAAACAAAAGGCACAGCCTATTTGGCAAACAATTTGGACTATCAAACAATTGGCTTTGACCCGCAGAAACTGCAACTGTCCGAAGCCCGAAATTACATGGCCACCGAACTTAGCCGAATGATGAATGTTGATGCATCAATCACAGATGCGCCAACAGGCGAATCCATGACCTATAACAATGCCTTAGATCGCAAGCGGGATTTTGTATTCACTACCCTTGCAGGATACATCAGCGTGATTGAACACACCCTGTCAATGGAAAATGTCACAGCGCGTGGCCAATACATTCGCATGGGTGTTGATTCATACCTACGCCTGAACCCAAATGAGCAAGCGGACTACATGATCAAACTAATCCAGGCAGGCATCATGACAGTTGATGAAGCCCGCGCCCAACTAGATTCAATCAAAGGAACAGCATGAAAGTATCAATGAACCTTGACCTGGTTGCAGCAGATGTTGAATCACGCACAATCACAGGCATCATTGCACCTTATGAAACCACAGGCACACCAAACATTGGCCAGGTCCAATTTGGTAAAGGCTCACTAAACATTGCAAACCCATCTGATGTTTTGTTATTCAGCGAACATGACATGGGCAAACCATTGGGCCGCCTAGTTGAAGCAACTGAAACTGAAAATGCGTTGGTTGGAAAATTCAAAATAGCCAACACTCAAATTGGAACAGACCATTTGATTGAAGCCGCCGAAGGATTGCGTGGCGGGTTATCAGTTGGGGCCAACATCAAGGAATACACAATTGAGGATGGCATCTATCACATCACATCAGCCGATGTGGTTGAAGTCAGCATGGTCACCAGGCCTGCATTTCGCGATGCCCAAATTCAACAGGTAGTTGCAAAATCGGAAACAGAAACCACCACACCATCAACCGATGGTGCGGAAAACCAAGAAAAGGATAGTGAAGTGGAAAAAGAAACCACCGAACCAGCCGAAACTGTGGAAACAGTTGAAGCATCCGCCGCACCAGCAACAATTGGTGTGGCATACACCGCGCCGCGCGTGAACCTAGACATCACCGCCAGCGAATACATCAGCACTTTTGTGAAGGCACAAAAGGGCGATGAAAATGCAAACATGGTTGTTCGCGCAGCCGTTGCGCAAGATGTTTTGGCAGATAACATGGGCGTAATCCCACAGCGTTACATGACCGAAATTCTGAATAGCGGAATCATTGATGGCCGCCGCCCGTTTGTGGATCGCATCACCCGCATGGCATTGCCATCAGGTGGGCAAAAATTCCAAATTCCAAATTGGGTCACAGGACCATCAGCAGCCGTCACAGCAGAGAATGTTCAATTCTCATCAACCGCAACTGACATTGACAGCATTGAAGTAACCAAAGAAAAAATTGGTTCAGTAAACAATGTTTCATTGGAAGTTTTGGAATTCTCTGACCCTTCATACCTGGAACAATTAATCAGCGCACAAATCGCTGCGATCTACCAGGAACAGGACATCGTTGCAATTGCCGCAGCACTAGCAGGCGCAGGCGCATCAGGTGGCACAGGTTATGTTGCAGCAATCAGCGATGGCATCAAAGATTCAGGCGATGTGCTACGCCGCGATCCATCGCTACTACTCTGCGGTTCAGCAGCGTTCAGCGGATTGCGTTCAGCCGTAGATGATTCAGGCCGCCCACTATTCAATGCACTAGGTCAGGCTGTAAACGCAGCAGGCTTGCGCATGGGTGATTCCCTAGATGTTTTGGGCCTTGATGCATTTGTTGATTACAATGCAACCAGCACCGATTTGGTAGTTTTGCATCGTGATTCTGTGCGTTGGTACGAGAATGGTTCACCTGTGACCATTCGCCTTGCCTACGCAAGCAATGGTTCATTGGACATCGCAGCCTATGCATGGCATGGCGTGGCTGTTGCCGCACCAACCAGCGTTCGCGAAGTGACTGTTTCCTAACACAGACAGGGCGGGCCTGTCCCCGATTGCAGGCCCGCCCACCTAAATTTTGAAAGGCACACAATGTCAATTGTGACCACAGCAGAATTGCGTGAAGCAATGTCTATTGGTGCAATGTATTCTGACCCTGAATTACAAGATGTCATTGATAGTGCCGAATTGTTGATTTTGAAAATGTTAGTATCAAATCAATACCTGATTGAATTCGCCGAACTCACAGCCAATGTTGCGCGGGTAACCACCACCGCGCCGCATCGTTTTGTGGTTGGTCAAACAATCACCACCACAATGGGACACCCGTTTAATGGATCTAATGAAATAACAGCCGTCACAGAATTCACAATTTCATGGGCCAAAACCCATGCAGATGTTCCACGCTATCGGGTGTTTCCATTTCAAAAGGTTGGCGTTGAGCAGGACTATTCTGATAATCCAGCAATTCACCAGGCCTGCCTGATGACAGCCACAGACATTTGGCAATCACACTATTCAGCGAACGGCCAGGCCGTAAGCCTGGATGGAACCCCTAGCCCATACAGGATGGGCCAAAGTTTGATGGCGCGTGTGCGTGGCTTGATTGGCGTTTGGATTGATACCCGAAACCTGGCAGGTTAATCGTGGCAACCTTCACCGATGTACGGGAAGCAATCGCACTTTCAATTGTGGATGACACCACCTACAATGTGATTTCATTCCCTGTTGCAACACCAATGCCAAACACAGTTTTGGTTTTGCCAGCAGATCCATACATCACACCAAACACAATCGGTTCCACATCTTTTGACATGAATTTCAATTTGGAGTGTTACACAAACACCGCCGACAATGAAGCAGATTTAGTGACAATGGAAAACATCATTGAAACTGTCCTAAATCTAATCCCTGACTACGCTGTAATTGACAGCGTATCCGCACCTGATGTGTTCGCAGCAGGCAGCACCTATCTAACCCGCGCGGACATCAAAATCCGCCTAACCGCATCAATGGAGTAACAATGGCAACTGTCATCAATACGGGCCAATCGCTCACACTCACCATCGGTGGTGTGTCGCGTTCAGCCCAAATCACTAACGCACAATTAATGCCAGCACCACAGCGCAACCGCTATGTGCTAATCGGTGGAACAGAAACCCAAAAGGTAGTGGATGCCACATACACCCTGTCATGTGATGTCCTACTAGATTGGGATTCAGCCGTAACAGGTTGGGCCGAAACACTATGGGATGCCTATGTTGCAGACCCTGACCAAACTGTCGCGTTTGTTTTATCAAGCAACGGCCAAACATTCAGCGGCGATCTGTATGTGGAAATGCCACCTGTTGGCGGACCTTCAAACGATGCCCACACCTGGTCAGCAACATTCCAGGTTGATGGAATACCGACAAAGGCCTGATGACAGATGCAGGATTCTTGGGTCATAACCTATCGGGACAGCACATCGGAAACTGTGGAAATCACCTTTGATGCCCTGTGC